ATCTTTAGGTCAGCAACACCAACTTTGTAGAGTTTGTCAATGAACTTCTCAAACTTCTTGGTGTCACTCTTCTTCTTGACAATGACTTTGACAATCTTATTCTCATACTCAGTAGCATTGAACGTCTGATGATCAGTATCATCGTAGAAGATCTTGTAAAACAGACGATAGGGATTGTTTATCGCTGTATGTTCCAGGGACTTAGTATCAAAAATATGGAAACCTCTGGTACTTTCACAGTCATTCCAGAACATTTCATAGGGATTACCAAGATAGAACACGGTCCCATTGTCGGATCGAGAGTGGTAGTGACCCGAGAACACTTTCTCAAACTTATTATAGGCTTTCGCGTCATGACCGTGCTCCATGACGTGGCCTGGGGTTGCAACAAAGCCGTTGAGTTCAAGGTGTCCCATTGCGACAGGACATTTTGACTTCTTGATTGACTGATTGGTTTCTTTTTCATTCTGTTCATTGATCCAAGGAATGAATAGAATGGGGAGATCACCCACAGATACTTCTGTAGGAGAAGAATAAGTCTTAACATTATCATATTCTTGCAGCAAAAGATCTACAGCATTAATATCATTAGTATTCTTATAGTATGCATCGTGGTTACCAACCATCAGGTGCATGGTAATACCTCTCTCCTTGAGAGGATCAAACACAACTCTCTTTGACCACTTCAGTGATTTGAATTCAATACCTTTCCTACTGTCAAACGCATCTCCCATATGGATGACAGTATCAATTCCTTCCTTGTCTATGGTAGGAAAGAATATATCTTCGTAAAACCTTTCAAAATAATCATGGAAGAGTTTAGAACCCTTCCTGGCACCGTAGTGAGTATCCGTGATAATCGCAACCTTCATCTTCTATCTTGGTTTTTAATCACGATGAAAGCGTCTTTGTTATATTTTACAGTTCCTTTCTTTGGTGCCCACTTGGTTCCTGCACCATCAATCATATAAACAGATGAACCACCAATCTCAACAGTGATATTATCACCTGGTTCCCATCCCAGTTTATTGACAGCTCTTGCAATCTGATTTACAAGAGTATCTTCATACTCATCAGGGTCAAGTCTTCCCAGCATTAGTTACCTCTCAACTTCTGATGCACAGCATCCTTGATGGAATTATACTCCGAGAAGTTTCCACTGTCAAGATCGTTAGCGTCGAACACTTCATCGAAGTCTGTTCTCTCAAGGATCTTGTTTTTAATTTCGAGCTGCTTCTTTTCTTGGGAAATACGTCTCAAGAAAGCGTAATAGATGATTTGTGTGAAGTATGCAAAGGGGTTCTTTGACTTCTCTGGATTAAAGTTATGGACA